AATGCTTCTTTTTTGTATTCTGTGGAAGAATACGAGGAAATAGGTATTGGAGAGGAAAATTATGGTTTCATCGGAAAACGATGGACACCTTACGAAATTAGCTTGGTAAGCGTCCCGGCAGATCCGACGGTGGGCATCGGACGATCTTTAATAGATAGTAAAATAGAGGAAAAAAGAGGTTTGATTATGGAAACAATGGAAAAAAGCGTATTAGATGCGCGTAATGAGGAATTGGAGCGAACTAAAGAAATTTTGGCTATGGGCGAAAATTTTCAGATGCGCGATTTAGCCCGATCTTTGGTAAACGATGGCACGGATTTAAATACCGCTAGACGAACTTTTTTGGATAAAATGCGCCCGGAACAACGACCAGTGGCACAGGCGATCGATACCTCTTTAGGATTGTCAGAAAAGGAACAACGGCAGTATTCTCTAGTTAGGGCAATTAACGCCGTGGCTTTTGGGATGAGCGAAGGTGCTGGTTTTGAGCTTGAATGTAGCAATGAGATTGCAAAAAGAATAGGCCGGCCTACTAACGGATTTTTTATGCCGGTGCGAGATTTAAAAGCTAAATCGAATTTAAGCCAACGGGACACTTATGCCGTCGGAGCAAACCCTACTGGTGGTTTTACTGTGCAAACAGATTTACTGGAACAAGAGTTTATTGACCTGCTCCGAAATAGGGCGATGGTCATGCAGTTGGGCGCTTCAATGATGTCGGGTCTGGTGGGTAATGTGGATATTCCGGGTCAAGCCACGGCGGCGACTTCTTACTGGATTGGGGAAGGAAACGACCTAACGCAATCGGAAGGGACGTTTAAACAGATTCCTCTGCGAATGAAAACCGTTGGGGCATTAAGCAGATATACCCGAACGATGATGATGCAGTCCAGCATTGATATTGAGGCTTTTATCAGAAATGATTTTGCTTCGATTATTGCTTTGGCTATTGATACGGCGGCGATTTCTGGGACTGGCTTATCGAATCAACCTAGAGGGATTTTAAATACTTCGGGTGTAGGGTCGGTAGCTTTAGGTGGGGCTGGGGGACAACCGACGTGGGGAAGTATTGTCGGTTTGATCCGAGAGATTGCAATTGACAACGCAAATTTAGGTGGCACAGCGTGGTTAACGAATCCCCAAGTGATGAGCAAGCTGATGACCACTCCTATTCAATCAGGTGGGACGGAAGGTAATTTTTTACTAAAAGAACCGGGGAATAGTTTGTGTGGTTATCCTTTCTACGTCACTAATCAAATTCCTGCTAATCTAACTAAAGGTGGAGGGACAAATTTAAGCGCTCTGATTCTTGGCAACTGGCCGCAATTGTTAATCGGTGAGTGGGGTGTTTTTGAGGTGTTGGCTAATCCGTATTCGTCTAATGTGTTCCCGTCGGGAAGCGTTGAGGTGCGTTGTATGCAAAGCATCGACATTAATATTCGCAACCCCGAATCGTTTGCTGTTATCACGGATATGATCACTACTCTTTAATTAATTACTAACATGGCTAAATACATGGTTCGGACGGGCTTTAATATGGCCTTACAAACGGGTAAATCTACTCAATATTTTGAGGGGGGAAATGAGATTGAGTTAACCCCTGAACAGTATAATCAAGTTAAGCACATGGTTGAAGAAGTATCTAAAGTTAAGGAGCCTAAAAATGCCACTGTATAAGGTTAAACCCGAACGGACAATCGAACATGAAAATGTTTGCTATTTTCAGGGAGATGTAGTTGAATTACCTTCTAAATACGGAGCTTTCCATGAACCGAATATTGTGGTTTATGTACCTGAAGTTGTCTCTATTGAGGAAGATGAAGAAGATGAAGATGATGGTGAGGATGAAGAGGAAAAAAGCTCGTCGTCTTTAATTTGGCATGGCTGATGTTTAGCGAAAATCTTGACGCGTTTTTGGAAGATTTTGGGGTTATTGCTGTGGTTAATGGCGGCAATAACTCTTTTTTTGTTTTGTTTGACAAGTTTCACTCACGAATGGACATTAGCATAGAAGGTCGGTCATTGATTGCTACAGCAAAGACCGAAAATATTGTTAATTTAAATCACGGGGCTATAATTGTTATTGAGAATACTAAATATGAGGTAGTAGGTATTCGTCCGATTGATGATGGTAAATTTACTGAGTTGGATTTAAAAGAATGAGTAGCAAGCGTTTAGAAATTTTAGAAGATTTGCAATCACGGTTAAAAAATATTACCGTAGCTAATAATTATTTAACTAATATTGGTAAAAATGTTGTTTACTGGCAAGACACCGATTTTGAATATGGAGAATCGGTGTTAGCTTTTAAGGATACCGTCGAGGAAGTTCTCCAGGTTAATTATCCCTATGAAAAAGTGTTATGTGTAGAAATTGCTGTTTATTGGCAAATCGTTGATGATAATTTATTAACTGTTTCTTCTCAGATTTTGAAAGATTTAGAAAATTGCTTAGATAAATTTTTGGTTTTGCGAGGTAATGCTAACATGTTTAATAACGAAAAAATAGTAGAAACCAAAGGGAAAAAAACTTTGCAGATTAAGGTTAAACTTAAAATACAGTATCGGGATTTTTTAGAATGATAAACTTTTTACTTGCAGTTAACGTATTGTTAATTAATCCTGGTTATAGCCATCCAACTCAAGCTGAACCAGTAAAAAAAGAAGAAGTTTATCACGATTTTAACATCGGTAAATTCCTCGAAAATAACTGGGTAATCATAATTGGGGGAATTGTTTTTTTAGTGCGCTTGCAAAATAGCGTCGAGGATATTAAAAAAGATAATCAAAATAAAATTGATTTATTAATTAAAGATTTTGAGTTTATTAAGTCTAGTTTACACGAATTGCGCCAACAAATTGATAACACAGCAGGGACGGCGAAAGAGGATGTGAGGCGGGTGTCGAACAAATTGACAAAAACTCAGCATAAATTAGATAAATTTATCGAATTTGTCAATAATGAGCGCATCACAAATTCTAAGCCAATTTTTAAAATTAATCATCAAGAGGATGACGATCAAGATTTTTAAGGTAAAATTGAAATAAACAAAGGAGGCTTATTTTTATGTCAGATTATTATGTTTTAGGTCAGGGCAAAGTATTTTTAGATGAAATTGACCCAATAACTAAACGAGCAAAAGAAAAATCTCGATATGTCGGAAACGTGCCAGAGGATGGCTTTATCATTGCGCCCCAGACGCAAACTCTGGAACATTTTGAAAGCAACACAGGCTTTAACCGAAAAGACCAAAAATTTGAAAACCAACAGATGGCTCAGGTCACTATTAGGATGGAAAATATTGACAAAGAGAATTTAGCCGTCGCTATGTTTGGCAATTCTTTGTCAATTGCTGCTGGTACTGTGACAGCAGAAGCCCACACTGCTCACCGTGGTTATTCGTTCCATTTAAATAGGATAAATGCTACCGCTTTTACCTCTTTAACTAGCGCAGAAACAGAGCCTACTACTTACGTTGCGGGAACTGATTATCAGATCGTAAATTTGAAAACTGGAGAAATTTTTATTCCTGAAGATAGCGGCATTTTTACGCCCTCTAATCCTGATGCTGTTCAAGTGCGCGCTAATTATACTGCTGGAAAGATGGATCGAGTTACTGGATTTAGTCGAATTAACACTGAACTATGGGTGCGTTTTAATGGAGTAAATATCGCTGGATATCAAGCTCCAATAATTGCCGAAGTGTTTAAAGTTCGATTTAATCCAGTTTCGGCCTTGGATTTTATTAAAAATAATTTCCCAGGGATGCAATTAGAACTAATCGGTGAAGCTTTGTATGAGCCGTTATTAGATACTGTACCAGGTTATGAAGGCGGATTTTATCGGGTTTCTACGGTATAATCAAGATGGTTAGTTTGTTGTAGTCTAATGTTTAAACGGACGGCAAAACCGTCCTTTTTGTTATTTATGGCCACCAAAAAGAATCAGTTGTCTGTGTTAATTCCCGATCGCAGTTTTAATACTTCGATAGGAGACTTAGTTCTTAAGCCGTTTAAGTTTAAGCAGTTTAACACTGCTTTAGAAATTATTCAGAAATATGTTCAATTTATTCTTGGCGGCGAAGACGTAACGACGGGATCAATCGTTAGTTTTTTACTCGAAAAAAGCGAGGAAGATTACTCGGTATTAGTCGATATTGTTAAGCTTTTGAGCCTTGTTTCTGGCAAGGAATCTGAAGAAATTGATGAGCTAACTTATGATGAGGTTTTTGCTTTGTTGTCTGAGGTGATTGATCAGAATAAGGATTTTTTCTCCCGGATAGGCAAGAAAATCAATCCCGGCCCAGTGGCAGAACCCAACGGGGAGACTCCGGAGGTGACGACTGGGGAATCCGAGTCGCTAGGCTAATTCGATTTGGCCACTCCTGGCAAGAAATTCAGGAGTACACCTACGGACAGATTAAATTATTTGCTGAGGCGGCGGTAGAGATTGAGAAAGAGGAAAGGAAACTCAACCTCTTGGAATCGGCTATCGCCGCGCAAGGCAATAAGGAAGCGATCGAGAAAAGATTGAAAGAGTTGGGGTAATAGTCATGCGAGCAGATTTGTCGGGATTTTTTGCGGTTGTTAATGCGATCGAACAGATCAACCGAACGATTAATGTATTCAGTATTGGGCTATCAAATTTAGAAAAATTTGGCAATCTTTTACAAAAACAATCACAACAGCAGCCTAAAAGGTTTGGTTTTCCAAGCACAATACAAGTTAGAAACTTGCAAATAAAAACTGGATCAGTAGTTTTGAATGCCAGTTCAGTAATTGTACAAACCCAAAAAAAATTATCAACTCCTTTACAAAAACCATCCATTGTTAAGAACACTCCCAAGCAAGAAAAATCAAAAACTGTCACTAATGTTCAAGGTGACAATCTTGCCACAAAACCACAAAAAGAAACAACTATTAAAAAACCTCGAAAAAGCGGAGGCGACTCCGCACCGTCGCACGTTGCAAAAAAAACCGCAGCAAAAAAAAGCGAGTCTGCTAAAGACCAATTTCAAGTTTTATATCAAAAAACAAATAATACTGCTTTAGCTAAGGCAATTAGTGAGCATTTATCAAGTGTTGTGCTTACCGTTAAAGTTAGTGAGTTTCCACATAAAAAACCAGATAATGCAGATTTGGCTAAAGCAATTAGTCAGCAATTGTCAAAAGTCACGTTTAAAACAAGTGAACGCAGTAATTTTATCAAAAATCTTACAACAGGATTTACTTATGGAATAGGAGGAACTTTAGGGCAAAGATTTACTAGCGGCTTTGAGCAAGGAACTGGAATTAATAGCCGTTTTTTAGGCAAGCAAACAGGAAAAGCGGCACGCTATCCTTTCGTTCTTGTTAATGAATTTAAAAAAGGATTTTTTGGTGAAGACACTCAACTAAATTTTAAAGACAAAGAAGATCCTGACGAAAATACAGGAAATAGTTCAAGTTCTCCTCCTAAAAAACCAAGCGGTGGATCAGGTGGAACAAATAAAAAAACTTTTGGCAATAATTTATTAGAAAGGTTAGTTTATCAACAAGGGCAAAAACTAAACAATAAGGTTGATCCAAAAGATGCAATCCATGCTTTTATTGACTTATGGGCAAAATGGTCAAAAGAAACAAACGTAAGATTCGCAGTTCCGCAATTTATTGAAACAATTCGGCAAAAATCTGATAAAGAATCTTTTAGTGATAAACAAATTAATGAAACATTAGAAAAAAGAAAAAATTTTTTAAAAGAAGAAATTGCCAAAGAAGAAAAGCTTCCTGATAATCAAAAAATAAAAATTAACGAAACAAGGCAAAAAAAACAACTTTTAAGCCCAAAAGAACAATTAGCTTATATTGAGTTTTTAGAAAAACATCGTAAAGATTTGTATAAAAAACTCGGCAAGATTTTGTTTAGGTTTAGAGGGCAAAACAAATTAAAATTTGAAGAGTTAATGGCGATTTATTATTATACCGAATCGCAAGGGTATAAAGAAATGAATCAAGTTTTGCGAGGACAATCAAAGCCTTTAGCTGAAAAGTTAGACATTAAAGAAAAAAACTTAATACGTAGCGCAGATAAAAATATTAAAGTTGCTACAAGTGGATTAAATAGATTGCCTGGATTTAAAGGGAAAACTTATCGAGGCTTGGATTTTGCCACTATGGGCATTGATCCTGATGAATATTATAAAGTAGGACAAGTTATTGAAGAAAAAGGATTTACTAGCACAACTAAAAATCAAACAATGCGTTATCCAGGAAATGTTGTCTGGGAAATAAACGCAAACAAAGGTGGAAAAGATATTTCAGAAATAGAAGCTTTTACTAATGAGGAGGTTTTATTTCCGCCTAATTCTAAGTTTAAAGTTGTTGGTAAAAGACGAGTTAAAAAATTTGGCCGTGATTTTTGGGTAATTGAATTAGACGATGTTAATAACGAAACGGTTAATTTGCCTGATGTGCAAGGTGATTTTGAAAAAAATCAAGCACAAACATCAGCTTCTAGTGTAAAAACACCGCAACCACAACGCAGAACTAGAAAAAGACAAAGTGCTAACATTCCAAGTGTAGAGTTACAAATAAAACCAAATGAACCTAATCAAGTTCCGACTCGGACGGATACTCCGGGAAGACCTGACGGAAGCGGAAATCAGCCTCCCGATCGCAGTCTTGACGTTGTTCCTGTGGGACCTGTGGAACTTCCTATTGGTCCCCGCAACAATGTGGATATTGAAGCCGAGCCGACTAGAGGAGGAGGACTTGCCCCGCTGGCGGGACAACTTGATACTTACCAAAAAACGCTAAGGGAATCCTTAGCTAGGGGTTTAGAGGTTAAAAAAGCTCAAACCGACATAGAAATTGAGCCAGGGCTTTGGGTTGACGTTGAACAGTTAAATCAAGGGTTCGTCAAGCGAACCCAAACTCAATTAATCCTTTTTTGGGAAAAGCTTCGGACTAATCTAGGCAAAGAAATTAATCGGACTTTAGCCGGTCTGTTGGGGACTATTCCGGGGGCGATGCTGGGGCGCGGCTTAACTGGGGATCCAGTTGGGGGGTATCTGGGGGGGATGGCCGGGCGCTTGATTGCGGAAACGGGATTCCAGGATGTTTCCAATTTTCGATCCCTTCAACAGCAAGGAATGTCCCCGGCTACGGCTGAATTCTGGCAACAATTTGGCAACAATAGAAAGTTTTTACCTAATACGCTTCGGAAAACCGCCGTCGGGTATGTCACGGGGTCGGTGGTTGGTCGGGGCATTAACGACGTGATGCAAGCCACGGGAGCCAATCAATTGATTAGTGCTTTGATGCCATCGTGGTTAGAAACTGCGATCGGGGACGGGATTAATCGCACTATCAAAACCATAGCCGATCCTAATATCGATTTGGCTATTCCCAATTTACCGCCGGCAGCAAACAAGATTTTATCCGCTCCCTTGCACGCCGTGGGGAAATCTGTGGCAGCCCAAGGATTTTTGGGTAATGTGGCAACTTCTTTCCTAGACCATCAAACCAAGACCGCGTTAATGCCAGTGCGGGAAGCGTTAACAAGCGCTGGTCAGGCTTTGGGTGGGGAGGGTCTGCTAGGGGAGTATTTGGGCGATCGATTTACTGGATTGGGCATTGGAGCGATTCAGGATACTGCTAAGGCAAGCGGCCGAGGAGTGGCGGGGATGATTGCGCCGGGGTTGCCGGCTGAGGTCAGAAATTTTATTGCGGATCAGGTAATCAAGCAAGGTATCCTCGATGGCACGGTCAGGGATCAAGTGGCTCCCTTTTTGGCTAGTCGGGCCGGGACTGACGTTTTTGCCCGTGGGGTCAAAGTTCCTGTTACTGGAAAAATTGCGGGAACGATTAATCAAACTTTGGATAAATACGATCCTTTCGCGATCGCGCCTAAACAATCACTTACCGATGAGCAGATATTATTAAATCGACAACAGCGACTAGCTAAGAAGCGCACAACTGCGATTAATGCTGTTGAAAATTTATTTAATCGTATTGACAAAAGCGTTGACGAAACCACTAAGGCAGTGGTGGGCATTGGTAATGGTTTCTTAGGCTTTTTTGATAATATTCGCACTAAAACCTATGATTTTGCCAAGAAAACAGCAGGGTTGACTGACAATCCAATAACTTTAATTGATCAATACGTTGTTTATCTTGATCAATTGGTTCAAGATGCTCAAAAACAAGCAGAAGAAACAGTTAAGGGAATTATTCCTGATTACAAAAATTTAACGATTCCTGAGCGAAAAGAAGCGATTGGAAGCTACAAAGAAAAAGTAGCCACAGAAGTTAAAAAGTTTAGAATGGCGATTGAGGACGGGGAAAGTCAAATTGCTTTAGAAATTGGTGAAAACATTTTAGCGTTAGTAGAATCAACCCGAAAAGTTTACAAGGATTTACTGGAAGCTGTGCCGTCTGATCTTAGTGGCACTAAATCAATTGAGGCTAATCAACGCTATTTAACTAGCGTTCAAACCGAAGTTTTAAAAGGACAGCCTAACCTTAAGGGACGGGCTAAAACTGGTTTAATGCAACTGGTTGGCACAGAAACCAGCGAAGGGTTTATTAAGGGGATTGAAGAAAGGTTAAATAAAGTAAGAAATAGCGGAAAAGAGTTAGCAGAATCGGCTATTGAGGGAGCTAAAAAGAGATTAGGTATTCAATCGCCTTCTAAAGTATTTAAAGAAATTGGTGAACAAGTTGTAGAAGGCTTTAAACGTGGGGTTAGTGAAGTAAAAGAAGTTTTGCAAGAACCAGTAGAACAAACTTTACAAGCAACGGAAAAAGTTTTAGATAATTTTGCTAGTTCCGCTCAAAATGCGTTTGATAAGTTTTACGAAGCTTTAGCTGAAAAATTTCCGATTATTAAAGAATTTAAAGACATAATTCTCGGATTTATTGCGACTGTAGCCGTAGGAAATGTTTTTCAGTTTTTAGTTAATGTAATAACTGAATTGGCCAACGCTTCTTTTACCGCAGTAGTTGAATTAGAGTCAGTTCGCACAGCTTTAATAGCTGTAACAGGAAGTGCCGAAAAAGGAGCAAAAGGATTAGCTTTTGTGCGAGAAGAAGCACAAAAATTAGGAGTAAATTTACAAACTCTTGAAAACGCCTACGCTGGTTTTATCGCTGTCACTCGCTACACTCCTTTACAAGGAAAACAAACGGATCAGATATTTAGTGCTTTTACTCAAACCGCCGCTTTGCGAGGATTGTCAAACGAAGAACAATCCAGAATGTTTCAGGCGATTAATCAAATTATCTCGAAGCGAAAATTATCCGCCGAAGAAGTGCGTGGACAGCTGGGCGAGATTCCTGGGCTTGCTTTTGAATCTACCTTAGCGCGATCACTAGGGGTAGCACCCGCTCAGTTAACTGATATGATGAAAGACGGGCTGTTATTTGCCGAAGATATTCTTCCCAAAGTAGCGGCTCTTTACCAGTCAGAAAATGCCGCAATTCAAGGAAGTACAGAAACAACTATTCAAGCGGTTAACCGTTTTCAAAATGCAATTACTAATTTACAGAGAGGTTTTGAGTTTTGGATTACTGGCTCTCAACTATTCTTTAATTTGTTTGCTGCGGGAATCGAAAACTTAAGCAAAATTATTCCTGTTATTGTTAAATATTTAGGGATTTTCTGGGCAGCTTTATTTATAGATTTAGCTCAAATTACTATA